AAATCCACCTCTCCGCAAGTGGCGAATCTCACGCCACTTGCCCCCTCTACCTATCAAGAACGCTGTTGAGTTGATCTCTGCGACACGTTCAGATCGAATAGTCTTCAGATCGTTTAACTTGTACCCGCTAGGGTAATCTGAAGCTTCGAGATAGCGGTTAGATGACACCAGGGTGTCATCACCGTTAACTAGGACTGTGCCTTCTTCCCCGCGAAGCGCCCAACGCGCTGCGAGGTAGGAGTGAAGACACAGGAGGGGAAAGGAGAGGTAGCCCCCCATCATCTGCCCATGCGATACTTCCCTTTCCTCTCCGGCACAATCAACCAATGGCCGGAGTGACTGGAACGCCCGAAGACGTACCGGTCCTGGAATCTGACGGCTCTTACAAAGTAAAGAGCCAAGTATCGCCTCTGTCACATCGAGTGGCAGGTTGTCTGTGGCGCTCACCAGATCTACTGAGGTCTGGCAAGGGTAAACACAGGCAGATGAAACTCTCCTCTCCGTCGGTGGTCCGACAAGACGCCATGGTAGCCTCATTAAGTGATCTTCAACCACCTTGTGAAGCGGCGCGAGAATTTCGACGCTTTCATCATAGATTACTAACGGTCTACACTTCCCGGCGCTCATGACTTCCTTGTACCGGGCTCGGACGGGCTGTTCGAAAGGAACTGAATGGCCCGTCAAGCACTGACGACGGAAATCTTTTCCTTTGCCCGCAAAGAACAAGTCGGCACGAGGTGCGCTCATTCTTGCGGTGGGGTTGGGTGTATGCCGCCAAACAAAATCGGCATACTTCCCATCCCAACCCAGAGGAAAGATACGAGATACCTCCTGGCGGACGAACCGCAGGTACTCGGAGGAGGAGGGGGGGGGTAAGGAGAACGCGTTCTGCTCCCAAGCAGGACGCGCGGAAGGGGTGTGGAAAGGGCAGCCTGCTGGCAGACTGCGCTTGATAGACGCGACGGAATGGGCAAACTCCCATCGCTCGTGCTTCCACATCCGTTGCAAAGAAAAGAGCCCATCAGAATCCCGACGTAGCTTTTGACTACGAGGGAACGCAACAGATGCCCTGGCTCTTCCTTGCAAAAGGAGGAAAGAGAGAAACTTGGACAAATCCTGTGGTCCTAGATCCGGTAACTCAGACATCGGTAAACGATATCTGATCCGAATAAGTCTAAGACCATTTGAGATAGTTTCTCTTGTGTCGCAGGTAGCGCGAAAGCACTTGCGACACGTTTGAGCCTCGGAACCAATGTTGGGTTTAACCGAGGCAGCGGTGCACGTGTCCGATGAACGTGTGCCAGAACTCATGAAGGTAACGCCGGAAGGCAGCCTGGTCATGAGTGGGTCCTATAGTG